TGTCTCGGCGCCCATCAAACACGACATCGACGAGGTGATCACCATGCAGCGCTTTCCGGAAGTGCCGGCGGCGGTGCGCGTGAAAGGCCCCGGCGGCCGCTCCGGACAGATCCTGTCGTGCGTGTGCGAAGAGCCGAACCCGCGCAAAAAGGAATTCGGGCGGCTGATCGGCAAGCGGGCCGGAACGGAAGCCTGTTTTTTCTTCGCCATCAATCATCCGCCCAACGGCCCGCGCGGCCGCAGCGATCTGATAGCCAATTTCGATTTCATTAACGGCCTTGAGGAATCGATTTTCGACGAGCTGGACCGCATGAAGCTGATCAAGTCATTCATCTGGGATGTGACTCTGCAAGGGGCCACGGAGGAGGAGATCAAGGAGTTTCTGCGCGGCAATCGGACGCCAAAGCCGGGTTCGGTGCGCGCTCACAACGACCGGGTGACCTGGCAGGCGGTGGCTCCGGACCTTAAGCAGTATGAATCGAAAGCCTTTTTCGAACACCTCAAAAGCTATCTGGCGGCCTGCCAGAACCGGCCGGATTCGTGGTATGGATCGGGCGGCAAGGTGTACCAGACCGAGGCCGAGCTGATGGGCGAGCCCACTTTTCGCGACCTCGGCGACCGTCAGCGCTATGTGAAGTACATGCTCGAATACGTGCTCCAGTTCGTGCTCGACCAGGCGGTGCTGCACGGCAGTCTGCGCGAATCGAACGGGCGGCTGGAGCCGAATGTCGAAATGCCCAAGATGCAATCCGAGGACGTGAAGGACGCCGCCAACGGACTGCCGCAGCTGGCGATGTCTCTGTCGGTGGCGGTCGAGAAGGGGTGGATCAGCGAAAAGACGGCGGCCCGGATTTTCATCACGGTGGCGGCCAGGGTGGGCACCGACATCGACCCCGACGACGAATGGGAGGAAGTGCAGCGGCTGGCGGCTGAAGCCGATGCGGCCGGCGATGCCGGCGACGGGGTTACGGAGGACTATCGGAAGGCGGGGATGTCGGGACGCGGGGAGATGGGGACGCGGGGACGCGGGGACGCGGGGACGCGGAGACTCGGTGACGCGGGAACGCGGAGAATATGACACCCGAGCAGGCATATGACGGAGGACTACGAGAATGATTGGTGTACTGCCCGAAGAGGCCAGGGAGCTCAGATGTTGCGTAATGGACAAGTTCTGTGAGGCGGATGGGTGCATGGCTTGGACATGGGAATTGACTGTCGGCGAAGTCGGAAAGCAGGGTACGCCCTATCCGATGCCATCGGTGCGGGAGCGCAGCGGGAAAGGTTATTGTGGAATGTGCATGCGCAAGACTGTCTATCACGTTCATAATTTCAGTCAGGAAGCGGTGAAAAAGAGGGGTGCATGCGCATGACCGGTGAGGATTGCGGCGCATGACACCCGAGCAGGCATATGACGCTCGTCTTCAGGAGCTGATCGATGCGGTGGGGAAGCTGACCGACACCGAGGTCGACCGGGTTTTGCTGCTGCTGGAGCAGGCTCGGACCGAGGTGGCGGCGCGGATCGCCGAGACCGAGTGGCAGGCATACAGAATCGCGCAGCTCAAGGAATCTATCGACCGGGCCATCGTCGGCTTCAGTCAGCGCTATCAGGTGGAGCAGAATACGGCTCTGAAAAATATCTGGAACGCCGGGCTGGACGTGGTGGAAGCCCCGCTGCACCGGGCCGGCATCATGCAGGTGATCGGCAGTCTGGCGGAAATGCCGCTGGAGGCGCTGGAAATCATGCAGGGCTATTCGGCGGACCTCATAAAGGGGCTGGCCGCCGATGCCATTAAGAAGGTGAACGGCGAGATCATGATGGGCATTCTCGGGCAGAAGACGCCGTTCGAGGTGATGCAGGCCATCGGCCGCACCCTGGACGACAAAGGCGTGTTTCGAAATATTGCCGTACGCGCCGAAGCGATCGCCCGGACCGAGATGGGGCGCGTGCACAGCACGGCGCGGGAAGCCAGGATGCAGGATGTGATGAAGGCCAACCCGGATCTCGGGTGGATGAAAAAGTGGCTCTCCTCGCATAAATTTCATCCGCGCCCCAACCATGCGGCACTGGACGGAGTGATGGTGCCGGTCGATAAGAAATTTCCGGGCGGCATCGATTACCCTCACGCGCCCGGACTGCCGGCGAGCGAGGTGGTCAGCTGCGGGTGATCGCATGTGCTGACTCTCATGGACTGGGAGAGCGTACCGACGGGGGAGCCGACTATCTACAATGAACGGGCCATCTATGACTAGCGAATTGGCGGGGTGCTCGACGACGGGCGGAGTGATCGATTTGCGGGCGACTTTGGCGGCTCTTGCGTGGCTGCCTCCCTGGTATCGGGACGTGCACCGGAAGAAAACCATATGGCACAAGTCGATCAATTTGTTCTTCCGCATGGAGTCGGACCCGATCAAATTCGCCGGCGGGCGTTCGTTCGTCTGCCGCAAATGCAATCTGCCGTGCGGCTGGATTTCGACGCGCGGCTGGATGCCTTCGTGGTGGTCCGGGTGCTGTGCCATTTGGGCTGCGGGGCCGCATGGCGGCTGGACGGAGTCCGGCCGATAGTGGAGGAGCTGCTCGATGGGGACTAAAAAGCTGATGCGCTGCAAGTGCATGGAATGCGGGCAGAGCTGGGACGCGGTGGTGGAAGCGGCGATCCCGGTCTTGAACGATCTGGAAGAGCACGGCTGCCGGGCATGTGTTGCCGACCGCGGCAGAATAATAGTGGACGTCTGCGAGCTGATACCGCCGGACGATCTGCTGGGACGGCCGGATGACTGCATCCGGGCCGCTGCACTGGACTTAACCATTTATTGACGGAGGAGCGCAAAAATGGCGGAAGAACAAACTAAAGAAAAAGCCGCGGACAAGGGCGGCGATCTGCTCAAGAAGGCGTGCCGCGCCTACGGCATAGACGAGCGCCACGTGTTTTCGTCGCGCTACGACGAGGCGGCGCAGTGCGTGGTCGTCGTGACCGCCGGAGGCACCCGGGTCCGATTTAGCGAAAAGGACCAGGTGGAGCGCAAGCTGTCCGATATTCAGGTGACCGGCATCAACCCGGACCTGGAGCGGCGCAAGCCGGTGGCGGGGAAAAAGAGATAGGAATGGTGAATTGTGAATTGTGAATTGTGAGTTGTGAGTTGGGAGGGGGGAGATGCCTTAAACTGTTGAGAAACCGCCTGACTGGCTGAAGAAGCTGCCGCCTGCCGCCGTTAAGATCGGCGTCGATGTGTTCAATTCGGTGGTCGAGCGGGACGGGGACGAAAAGAAGGCCATTCGGGCGGCGTGGGCCGCTATTAAGGCCAAGTTCGAAAAGGCCGACGACGGCACCTGGACGGCTCGCGAAGATGCGGGCGGTGCGGA